CAAAAAGCTATCAAGGAATTTATCCCGGCGGACAGTGGAATCTGGTACTGTAAACGCTGTAGGAGTTTGGTTCCGCAGCAATCAAACTGGCAGATATCTTTATCTATTGCGTAACGATCCCAAGCATCCTGGCACATGGGGCCTACCTGGCGGCAAAGTAGAATCTGGCGAAACATTATTGGAGGGCATGCAACGTGAATGCCGCGAAGAACTAGGCTGCTTCCCTGCGTATCAACGACTGATTCCCATTGAAAAATTCACTTCAGCTGACGAAGAATTCTCATATCACACATTTGTGTGCGTGATTGATTGTGAATTTACTCCTGTGCTCAACAACGAACACTTGGGCTATGCATGGATTGATGAAGGCACCTGGCCTCGACCCATGCATCCCGGACTGTGGAGCACTGTCAACATCGACACTGTGCAAAACAAGATCCTGCGTGTAGAACAGGATCTTGTTTGTGATCGATTAAGCCTGTGATTCTTGGAACTGCAACTGCACGTCTGCTACAGGAGTAGTTGATGTGCTGAGCGCTGTTACCTGAATTGCTAGAACTTCTGGACCGTTAGGGTAAGTTCCTACGCCAGGAACCGCACTGGTACCAATTTGTTTGACACTGCTCAAATCCAACACACCAGAGTTGGTGGTAGAAATTGGAATAGCAAACAATCGTTCGCCACCAGTCAATTCTGTTGTAATGGCCTTGATAGTCATGTTCAAGTCGTTTAGTGGAGTTGCTCCGCCCAACACATTTCCCAGCACCTTTACTGTGTCACCAATTTGGTAACCTGTACCTGGATTCTGAACAGTGATTGACACAGTGTTGTCGTTGTACAGTGTACTAGTTGGAGTCAATGTAACGGTGATGTTAGCGTTGGCTCCTGAACTGACTACGTTGGTTAGTGACAATCCAGAGAAGGTTCTATTTCGTGTACCTGAGAACGTTACTTTGGTTCCTGATTTAGTGAAGCCTCCTTCAGAACCAAACAATGAACCGGTTACACCGCCTGTGGTTTCACCTGTGTATCGAGGTGCTGTAGTAAACTGACTAAAGCTGGGTTGAAAGCCACCGCCTGCGTTGTTGAGTCCTGCCCATACTGTGTTAGCGCTGTCAATGTTGCTGGGATTCAAGATACCTTCAACCAAGAAACGACCTGCTGTGATGTTCACTGTCATTTCACTCAGAGTTAACTGAGCACGGTTAATCAATTCACGCTCGCCTAGATCACCAATGATACCGTTGCTGACGCTGGGGCTTAGACGCATAGCAAACACAGTTTGTTTTTCACCCACGGTAGCTGGCATACCATAACTGGTACGGTTAAATGTAAACTGATACCCTTCGTCACCATCAAAACTACCGTCCATGATTACTGAACTACCCCAGTGGTTGACCAATGGTGTACAAGTGTTGCTGATCAAGATCACCCCTGTGTTGTCTGCGTGACTGACTGCTGAGCTAGACGTAAAACTACGGCTAGCACCTTCAACCCACTGTGTAAATGTGGCTGCTCGTGTGCAACCTGTTAGGTCGTTGCCGCTCTTGCCAGAGTATTTGATCACTTCACTGTCAATCATCACAAACACAGGATATGTGACACTGGCTGCAGGATACTGACTAGCATCTCGCAGGGAAATAGTGGTCTGACTGCTGTCGATAGCGCCGTCTAGACTCGACACAGGAGTTTCATTGATAGCTTCGTAACGACCTGGCAAGTTACCAGAACGCATGTAGGCTTCATTGTTACGGTTGTTGTTGGGCAGTCGATGTGCCATCACAAACTTTCCGTCCTGACCACGAACCATCCACTGCACATATCCAGCACCGTACCATGAATATTCCACGCCCAACATCTGCATTTTGCTGGGGTCAATGGTGTATCCACTGTAGCCTGTGCCATCCAATCGATCTACGTTGAAGTCGTCCTGGATCACACGAATTTCGTTACGTAAAGCCATCTTTACGCGAGTTTGGTTCTGTACTCCACGGAATGTCGGAACTACCGTGATACGGTTGTTGTCCAACACACTGGCCACACTGTGAGTCATGCCTTGAATTACTACTGTGTCGCCGTTGTTGAGCTGATCTTGGAATCGGCATGTACCGTCGCCAGTGACCAAGTTTGATCCTACGCCTACCGACACAAATCCAGCCAGTTGCAGTGTGCTGGAACGCTGCACCACATTCAGTGTTTGTCCGTTGTGTTCCCAGAACAAGCCGTTTTGATCGTCCATCATACCAGCACGAATGCTGGAACCGTGCCAGGCAGTGACGTTAACTCGTGGTTGTTGTCCTAATTCTGGAGCCACTGATCCAAGAGTATTTTGTGCTTCAATCACAAACGCTGTATCACTGCCAATACTGGTTACTGTGTAGCCAGTATCATTGTACCCAGAAGTTGTAATACCTGACAGGTCAACCACGGCACCAGCATTGAGACCGTGTTCAATGTCAGTGGTCACTGTGATGTTGCTGCCCACGCTGGTACCAGCTGCAACAATGCTGGCAATATCAAACGTTGGTTTCAGCATGGTTCCTGATGTGAACAAAATACCTTTACCTGATTGATAACGGAAGTATTTTTTGGTTTGACGAACTGCGCTGGCACCACGAGTTGGTGTGCCAGGTCCAAGAATAACACCGCCATCAAAGGGTCGGGGCAAGAACACTGCGTTGCTGCGCACGTTGACTGTGCCGCCAAGACTACCACTTACTGCTGCACCTGATTTGGCGGTGTAGGTAAATGTTGTGGTGCTGGGCACTTCTGTGACAAAAAAGCTGCCTGTGGCGTATGCTTGATTGGTTCCTGATGTAAGTGCCACAATGATTGGGGTACCAGGTACCAATCCGTGTGCATACTGAGTTGTAACAGTAATGGTGCTGGGGGTAGAACCATTGCTAGTAATACTGATAACGTCAAGATCGGCGCCTGTGTATTGGAATGCTTCTCGTATCACAGAATCAATACGGTTCAGCGGAAATCCTACCGCTAAACCAGTTGATCGTGGTGGGTAAAACGCAAAGTTGTTGTCATTGGAAAAATACACATAACTCACACCACTTGCGTTGGTATTGGCTTGATTTTGTGCGCTGACATAGTCTCCAGCAACTAGTCCGTGTGCGTCAGCATTGACTGCTACCTGCGGAATATTGGAGTTGCCTGTAGCGTTAAAGATGCCAGTCATGCGGATCACCGGCGAGCCAACACCAGCTGCGGACAATGCTGTGGTATTGAATTGTCCACGAACAATGGTTTGGGTTCCGTTGACTGCTGTGTTAATAGCACTCATGTTGACCAATTCAACGTTGCCACTGAGCTTTTGAATTACTGATCCAGTTACAAAACTGTTGGCTGCAGGAATGTTGTACCAGCCGCGAGTGAGTTGTAGTGTAGTACCGTCAGTAACTTCAAACACTTTGGCAATTTCAATGTTATTGACTGCAAACACGTTGTTGCCAATTGAAATATTAGCCGACCCACCGTTGGATTGGTTACTTTGACGCACTACTGTGAGTGCGTTACCCGACACGTTGGTCACTGCCATAACTTCAAACACGTTGGCTGTGTTTGTTTGTACTATGATATAGCTGCCATCACTGATGTTAGCTGCTGCTACGTTGGCCACGTTGACTGTGGTAGTAGCCACGCTGGTAATGTTGGCCACAGCCACTGTGGTTCCGCCGGTACCAGGATTGCCAATAATGATCACGTTGTCGTCAGCAGTAAATCCTGTGGTACTAGCCACAGTAAAAGTACGTTCAGCAGAACTGTTGATGTTGGCAGTGAGATAGTTGCTAGTAAATGGAGTAACGTTGCCTTGAGTTTGACTCACAATCAGCGCATAGTCTGCTGCTACCCAGTGCGGAGTTCCTTGGTTTTCCAGTCGAACTGATGTGTCCGTGTTGTTGGTAATCTGGTCATCACCAGCAATCAAGGTAACATAACCGTTGGTATTGATAGCAATATCTGCACCGACGTCTTCGTAAAATGCTGGAATGTTGTTGATAGTGCTGACGTTTTGCCACTTGGTGTTTTGCAAACCGTATTCAAAGTCAGCGTCAATCAAGGCCTGAGGATTTGACACACGCTCACGTCCAATGGCATCCATACCGAAGGCCCAGGGCTGTACTGCTAGTGCTTCAGTTTCTACATATATGGCCAATTTGTCGTTGGCGCTCATGGCGCTGGTATCCCAGTCCAAACTCAGTGTGGTTACACCAGCGTATGCTGTAGGGAAATCAGCAGTAACACCTGCTGTCCATGTCACTGACCCGCCTTGTGCAGTGTCACCAAAGTTGTAGATTGAAATCTGATCAGTGGTGTTGTAAATGGCCAAGAAATCTTCTAAGTTGACTCTGCCAGGTACTTTGA